CACGCAATCCACGGCAAATGAGACAGTTGCCGGGGGCACACTGACCATCAGAATCGCTCTGAGTGACTTCATCTACGCCAAAGACAATACCGGGGTAGGGAATAGCGGAACGGCTCCTACGGTGACGATTGCAGAAAAGTTTTACTGCGACGACGGCGCGACCTGCGCGGCGGGGCATTACAATAACGCTGTCACCGATCTGGCTGTCACCAATAACTCAACCCTTGCCTATCCATCCGTGATCGCCCGCAAAGCCAAGCCGGACTATGAGGCGGTCGGAAATTCCTACACGATGGAGGTCGTTGCATTTAACCGGTTCGCCATGGCCGGGAAACCCGTGGCAAGGGTAGAGTATTCCTGCGCCGATGAAGGCGCGGCCCATACCGTTACTGGAAGTGCGACCCAGATGACCGTTTCATCCTATGGCGCGGATCAACATGCGGTCTTGGTTTACGCGGCAACGCTCGACTTTACTACCCTTAACGACAATAACACCATTACCTGCAATACGAAAATCTATCCGTGGGTCGGTGATTCAACCTCAATCGTGGATACCAGCACCCTTGGCATATCCATGCCGGATGCCCGGTTTACGAGCCAGATTGTATTTAAGGCTGCGGCTGGTACATACAAAGGCGGGTTCGCTGTCGTTGACGAGACCAACGGAACGGACACCACGAATGTTGACTGTGATGGCGCAGGAGCTTGCACAACGTGTGTGTTTAACACAAGGGCGGCAGCGGAGGCGGCAGCTAATACCTGCCGCTATAAATACATTGGCAATGCATTATCGGCGATCAAGACATTCAATAATACCGCTGAGGCTGGATGGACTACACATAACGACCCCGGAAATGGGACGGTGATTCTCGTTGAGGGCACTCATAATTCCACGACGAAGGCCCCCGGTTCTGGCCTCGGTGCGCAGACAACATGGGCGACAATCTCACCGTTTACAGGGGCGACAAAAGCCAATGTTATCTTTGCCCCAGGAACGAACAACACCAACCTCAATACGGAAAAGCTGAAACTGTCCGGATTGCAGATGACGTCTTCCGTGATCGGAGCATTCTACATCAATACGACCAACTCATCTATTTGGTGGCACGACTGCAATATCAATTTGACAGGAAACCCGCCGATCTTGAACCACCGGATCGCCTACGCCACGTACAACAATATCACTGCGCTCACATCCGGGTTTGTCCAGCAGTCATCCTATAAAGTCCGATGGAGCTTAATCCGGGGGAATACCTCGTCTGTCGCTGGCGGCACTTCCGCAATCGTCTACTCGATATTGGGCAACAACGGGATCAAGGCGGGTGTCTGGATGGATCAGAGCAACGCCGGCTCGATGGAAATATCTGACGGCGGTGTTTACGCCTACAACAGCCTGTACGGGCAAACGGCTGCGTGGGCTACATGCCCCGGCATTGCAACAGCAGGTGGCGGTGTCGGACTTACCCCATCAATCGGGATTGCGATAGTCCAAAATATAACGGAATCTATCACCAATTCAATTGCGATGATGGCGATGTACCATGATGCCACGCTCACAGAATCCAATCATGTTCTCTTGTGGCATAACACGGTTGCCGGGAATCGTATAAATTTCGGTTACAATGACGGTACAAACACCGAAGCCAACAAACATACAATTATGCGTAAACACCTTAATTGGAGCATAATTGGTAATATATTCGATCAAGTAGCAACAAAAGATGATGTTTTTAATGTCGCATTCTCCAAATCCATAGCGAGTACGACCAGGGGGAATCCGACCACCCTTGCCATATCGTCCCATGGACTATCAAGCACAAATGTAATCTACATCAGTGGCGCGGCGTCTGGCGAATGGGGGACGCTGCTGAACGGGAAGTTTTGGACGATCACCAGCACCGGGGCGGGAACCGTTACGATTCCGGTGGACACTACTTTATATACTGCCGACTGCGCGGCAAATTGCGGGACGGCATCCGGGGAACATTATAATCGCACAGGAGGCTGGGCTCACGGATACAGGGTGGGAGATTATGGAAATTTGGTTAGATCTACAATAGGCTCTGATCCTTGGTATAAAAGTTGGCAAGGGGAATTTGATGGTCTTGATACAATTTTTGGAACCGCCCCGATATATTTAAACGATGCATCTTACTATGTTTCTGGGGCGGGAAACGGAAACTATCATATCCGTGGCGACTTCCCAGCATTGAATCTGATTCCGGCAAACAAGAATGTCCTACCTTATGACCTGGATGGGATGAGGCGTAGAAGCGAGGCGGACGATCCGGGGGCTTATACTCGCGGATTAGGAAAGATGTTTTAGGTTGCAACCTGTCATGCTCCAGTAAAGAGCAGCGGCCTCAATAAGTGGGTATCGTGGGGCTGTCATAGTTGGCGAATCCATAGGCGTTGATTGTGGCAGTCCCGCCTTTTAACTGAATTAGGAGGAACAATGAAGAAACTACTTATCATCTTGGCAATACTGGTAATCCCGGCAATTGTAACAGCTTCCCCCTTTCTTGTCTGTGATCCGCAGGCGGGGGTCACACACTACAAGATCACGGGGCTTGGTGCTGGAACATTGTCGTCCCTGGCAATCTCCGATGGCAGCATGAGGCACGACCTCGCAAGTATCTCAAGCGGTACTTACAACATCACGGTAGCGGCGTGTACGGGCGAGGGTACGGTCTGGGAGGTTTGTAGCACGACGGTCCCTTTTTCGTTTACCAAGCCATCACTGTCAGCACCCGCGAGTCCGGCGGGCCTGCGATTAGCGAAGTAAAGAAAGTGTGGCGAGTTGCGGAAACGAGATTTGAAGGAAGCACTGGTGGAATTACAGGCGGCGGCAGATAGGGAATATGCCTACTCCTCCGCGCTGATTGATCCGGCGGAGCGGAACTTCTGGGCCGGACAGGGAGCAGGACTCATGCTGGCAATAGCGCATATCAAGAAGTGCATACCGCCACCGTATAAGCGGAAACGGAAAGCAAACGGGGGTGACTGCTCTGGGTCATCCTGCTCACTTGGAATGACAGCAAATAAGACCGTAACAGTATCATGTACTAATGGGGAGGTTATAACAACAGGTGGAAGTGCGTCAGCCACGATCAGCGGAACGGGCTGAACGATAACTATCGGACGGTAGGAGGAACTTGATGTGCTTGAGGAATACGGAGCAGGAGATAGGCGTCACGAAGGAGCGCATTGTCAGGACCATGTTAAGAATCAGGAGCGAATTGCCGTGTTAGAAGCTGAGGTAGACGTTGCTCAAAAGGATGTACTGACATTGGAACAGAGTTACCAGAGCCAGATGGCCGTCTTGAATGGTATTCAGTTGACCATCATGCGGATAGAGGACCACCTTGCAGCATTCGTGAAAAGATATGAAGAGAGGGTCACTTACGGGGACAAGGTAATTTTCGAGAGAGCCGAAGAGATGAAGGAAGTGCAAAAGAAGCTTACCGAGCTGGACAATTTCTCTTGGTTTAGGAAACCGTTAAACACTGTCCGGGACTACTTTCTGGCAATCGTCATCGGCGGCACGATCCTTCTGTTTGCTGGGATAATCGGTGGATGGAAGCACGTTAAAGCGTGGATAGAGAGTTTACCATGAAATGTCATAAGGTCAGGGTTGGTAAATCAGGTTGGTCCTATTGGCAGAAGCCAGTCATGAAGGGGTACATGATGCAATGTTGCAACTGCGATCTTGTTCATGAGGTAGAGTTTAGAGTTGTAAGAATATTAGAGAGACATGCCGATGGGCGGAATACCTATGAAATGGCGGATAATGAATATGAGGTTGAATTGAGAATGCGGAGAAAAATCGAATGATACCCGTCGGAGATCCGTGGTTCTGGTTTGCACTTTGGTTGAGGGGATATTTGGACTGTATGACATGGCCTATAATGATGGAGAGACTATGGCGGGAGAAAGTAAAGCGTGGCGACATTGGGTTAAAGGGATAGTCAGTGCAGCTATCGGCGGGGCGGCTAATGCTATTACGGTAATGATAGTTGCTCCTGATCAGTTTAACCTTGAAGAGGGACTGCCGAGACTCGGTGTAGTTGCTCTTGTATCAGCACTTGTTTCAGTTGCAAATTACTTAAAACAGTCCCCGTTACCTGGAGAATGTGTAGAACCAGATAGTCGTAAGTAAGAATTGTTGTTCAAAATTTGAACGATCTTAATGGAGGGAAAGTAAGATGGCTGGAAAACAAAAGAAGAAACCTAAGAAGAAGGTAGAAAAGACTCCGGTTGTTGGAAAGAAAAAGAAGAAGTAACATGGCACAAACAGATTTACATAAATCAGTTCTGAAGAAACTTAGTGAGTGGAAGAACTCTGCCTTGCAGTTTGTGAATGACTGTATTAAGGTTACCCCGACTACCCAGCAGATTGAGCTTCTACAAGCAGTCTCTAAAGAGAAGAGAATTACGGTGAGGTCAGGACATGGATGTCATGCTGTTGGAACTATTATTCATATGTATCCTTATGGATTTAAAGTAGTTGAGGATATTAAAGTTGGTGATCTGTTAATGGGAGATGATAATACTCCAAGAACGGTATTAAAACTGTTTCGTGGAAGTGAGCAGATGTATAGGATAAAGTATCATGATATGACTTATTATGATGTAAACGAGAGTCACATTCTTTCTTTAGTATGCACTGGTAGTAAGAGTGAGTTTAAGAGTGGAGATAAACTTAATATAAGTGTTAAAGGTTATCTTAACATGATTAAAAATAGACCATCTTTAAAAGGAAGATTTGCAGGGTATAAAGTGGCTATAGATTATCCTGAAATACCTGTTATTATTCCTCCTTATATTCTTGGTCTTTGGCTTGGAGATGGTTCTCATGGTAATGTAGAAATAACTAATATAGATAAAGAAGTAATAGCATTATGGCAGCGTTTTGGAGAAGCTAATGGTCTTCGAATGACTACAACGAATGATAAATTACACAGACTTACTGGAAATAATCTTAATATAGTTAAAAGTGCGTTTGATTATTATAATCTATTCTATAATAAGCATATACCTAAAGAATACTTATTTAACTCAAAAGAAGTCCGACTACAGTTATTAGCTGGTTTAATTGATACTGATGGGTATGCTGATACCAGAAAAACGCTACAGTACCAAATTATACAAAAACGTAAAGACTTAGCCGAGAATATTCTATTTCTTGCACAGTCTTGTGGAATGCATGCAGTTATTAAAGAGAAGATAAAAACTTGGAGATACAAAAAAGAGTTAAAGAGTGGAGTATATTATGAAGTACTTATCTCAAGAAATACTGAACAAATTCCAGTTAGACTTGAGCGTAAAAGAGCAGATATAGGGTATACTCCGCAAAGAAGTAATCTGCACTTTGGTTTTAGTATAGAAAAACTACAAGAGGACTGTTACTATGGGTTTGAGTTAGATAAGAATAATTTATATGTGTTAGGTGATTTTACTGTAACTCATAATACCGGAAAAGATGCCAGTGTTTCGTGGATAATTCTCTGGTTTATGACAACAAGACCATTTGCTAAGGTCGTATGTACAGCACCGACTAATAGGCAGTTGCATGATGTTCTTATCTCCGAACTGTCTAAGTGGCTGAGGCAATCAACAGTTGCTGATGAGTTTGTTGTTAGGAAGGATATTATCTTTCAGAAAGATGCTCCTAAGGAATGGTGGATAAGGTTCATTAGTCCTTCTGTTAGAGCAACGAAAGAGGAACAGGCAGAAACTTTGGCTGGTCTTCATGCTGATCACTTACTGATTATAGTTGATGAGAGTTCAGGTGTTCCTGATCCAACCTTTGTACCTTTGGAAGGCGCGTTGACGCAGGAAGATAATAAGGTTGTTCTTATAGGAAACATGACTAAGAATACTGGATACTTCTATGATACACATTTTCATGCTTCTATTAAGAATGACTGGTGTAAGTTACACTGGGATTCGAGGAAGTCGACTAATGTAAGTAAAGAAATGCCTGAATACTTTGCAAGAAAGTATGGAGTTGACTCGAACATTTACAGGATTCGTGTTGAAGGTAATCCCCCGTTGCAGGATGATACGACTTTAATTCCACTGTGGGCTGCCCAGCAATGTATTGGAACAGATATTCTTGTAGCGGAAGATGAGCCATTGTATCTTGGGGTAGATGTTGCAAGGTATGGAGATGATAGTTCTATTATCCTTCCCCGGCGCGGACTTAAGATCTATCCGTGGGAGGAATTTAGAAAGTTAAATACTATTGACCTTGGCGGATTTATTAATCAGACCTATCAAGAGATAGATGCAAGTGGTTGTGCTATAGATGTAATTGGTGTTGGTGCTGGTGTTGCTGACTGGCTTGAGAAGAGGCACATGAAAAATCTGCATCAGGTTAATGTTGCCCTTGCTTCGAGTGATGTTACTAAGTATAATAGGCTCAGAGATGAGTTGTGGGTAAGAGTTAGAGATAAGTGTCTTCTTGGTCTTTACGACTTTCCAACTGTTAAGAGACCTGGAGAAGATGAATCCCTTGGAGATATGCTTGCAAATGAACTGGCGAGTGTAAGATATAGTTATAATGAGCATGGTGGGTATAGAGTTGAAAGTAAGAAAGATCTTAAGTCAAGGGGTATTGCAAGTCCGAATATTGCTGATGCTCTTTGTTTAACTGAGTATTTTCACAATATGGCAACAAGAGTATTTGCTAAAGAAAAAGAGGAGCCTCGACCCAGGTTTGCTTATATGGGCGAATCAAGTTCTCAAACTTGGATGTATATGTAAGGACTGACTGATGACTAAAGAACAAGAAAGAAAGTTCCTTAAAGAAGCGCAGGATCAACTGAAGAAAGCAATGGATGAGGATGAAGAGAATCGTCGCCTTGCGAAGGAAGATCTTGAGTTTATAACTGTTCCCGGGGCTCAGTGGCCAGCAGATGTTAAGGCAAATAGGTTGGCTAAAGGACGACCTTGTCTCGAGATTAATAAGATGCCCGTGTTCGTTGATCAGGTTGTCGGGGATCAGCGAATGAATCGGCCGTCTATCAAGGTTATTCCTGTTGACTCTAAAGGTGATCCGGAGACTGCGAGAATCCTTGGCGGCTGGATTAAGCATGTTCAGCAGATTTCAAGAGCTGATATCGCCATTGACCATGCCTTTGAACATGCAGTAGCTTGTGGGTATGGCGCTCTTAGGGTTGTTACTAAGTTTGTTCCTGAGAAATCGTTTAATCAGGAAGCATTTATAGAGACTATTGAAAATGCCCTTGGCGTATTCTGGGGTAAGCATATGGAGTACGATTGCTCTGATGCTATGTATTGTTTTATAGTATCTGATATGGATAGGGAAGAGTATGAACAAACCTACGGAGAAAAACCAACTTCCTTTAATTATACAGATCCAAACTATGCTGAGGGTTGGGCAACTAAAGATACGGTTCGTGTTGCAGAATATTATGTGAAGAAGCCTGTTGAGGAGACTATATATCTTCTGGAGGATGGAAGGACTGTAGAAGTTCCTGAAGAAGGTGATGTTGTCGTTAAGAAGAGAAAGTCAAAAAGCTATAAAATTATGTGGTATCTGCTGACAGGGGATAGGGTTATTGATGAAAAAGAGTGGGCGGGAACTAAGTATATTCCTGTTGTTCCCGTTTGGGGTAAGGAGATGAATGTAGCTGGTAAGAGATACATTCGTGGACTGATAAGAAATGCTAAGGATTCTCAGAGGATGTTTAATTACTGGTCGAGTTGCGACACAGAAATTGTTGCATTACAGCCGAAGATTCCTTATATACTTACTCCTAAACAGATCTCTGGATTCGAGAATCAGTGGAAAAGTTCTGATAAAGAAAACTATCCTTATCTCCTTGTTAATTCTGATAGGGAAGCCCCGGGCTGGCCTCATAGGGAGTCTCCTCCTCAGGCTTCATCTGGAATGGTTGAGAGAATTCAAAATACTGATCAGGAGATGCGGGATACTATTGGCCTACAAAAAGCATCTCTTGGTATGCAAAGTAATGAAAGAAGCGGAGTTGCTATACGGGAGCGGAAGAAGGAAGGTGATGTCGGAACCTTCGCGTTTATTGATAACTTGTCTCGTTCGATTGAGCATCTTGGGAGGATTTTAGTAGACGTAGCACCAGTAATTCTGGATAACGAAAGAATTCAAAGACTTGGTCTGGAAGGAGGAGAACAGGAGTTCGTTCCTATTAACACTTTGGTTGAAGGAAGAATACTCAACGATATGTCAGTAGGAACTTATGATGTTGTGGTTACAGTTGGTCCGTCCTTTACTACCCAAAGGACAGAAGCCAGACAATCTATGTCTGAATTTATTCAGTACTACCCGCAAGCAGCTCCCATTATTGGTGACCTTTATGCGAAGGTTATGGACTGGCCCGGGGCTGAGGAGGTAGCTAAGCGTCTGGAGTTTCTCCTTCCACCAGAGGTGAGGGCTTTAAAGGCTATTGACGACCAGAAGAAGGGTCTTCCCCCGCCTCCCCAGCTTCCGCCTCCTCAACCTCCGCCAGAAGAGGTACTTAAAGTAGAAGAAATGAAGCTGAAGTTAGAAGAACAAAAGTTGAAGTTGGCTCAGGAACAGTTGAAGTTGGAGCAGCAGAAGTTAGAACTTGAACAGATGGCTGTGCAGAATAAAGAAACAGTTAGGAACATGGTTAATGAGATAATTAAAGATGCTGTAGCAGGTGTGGTGGCAGGTAGTGCTGCAGCAAAAGGAGAAGAAAATGCCAGCTAAATCAAAAGCACAACAAAGACTTATGGCAATTGCTCTGCATAATCCCGGAGCACTTAACAAGGAGAATAAAGGACTTCTTAGCATGAGCAAAAGCGATCTCGAGGATTTTGCTTCTACAAAGACTAAGAAACTTCCTACGCACAAGAATACATTGAGGGCTATTGCTAAGCAATAGGAATATTAACCTGGACCGTTCAAAAATTGAACGATCTCTAAATCGACCAAGCGAAAAACTTGGGCTTCATACTGAGGAGGTATGCTGATGTTACAAACTTTAGATGAAATTAGAGCAGCAGATCTTTCTAATCCCAGCGTGATTAATGGGGTAGATAACCCTAATCTTATGTCTGTGGATTCGACTACTCCTATTACGACCGGGGCAGATGTTCTGCCGAAGGAAGAGGAAGAAGTGGAGGAAGTGGAAAAGAAAGGGGAGAAGAAGGAAGAAGTTGTAGAGAAGGAAGGAGAAGAGAAAGAAGAGAAGGAAGAGAAGCCGCCCGAGAAAAGGGCTGACGAACCAAAGGGGATTGAGAAGCGAATCGGTGAACTGACAAAGAAATGGCGATCAACTGAGAGAGAACTTGAGTACGAACGCGCTAAGAAGCAGGAGCTTGAAGAAGAGCTTAAACAGCTGAAAGCAAAAATTCCGTCCGAAGGTCGTCCTCAGAAAGAAGACTTCGATGAAGAAGATGATTATATCGAAGCACTTACTGAGTGGAAGGTCAAGGATGCACTAAGAAAATCTCAAGAAGAGACTCTCGCAAAAGTTTCAGACAGGGAAGAGCAGGATGTGGTTAAGGCTACTAATGAAGAGTTAGACAAGGCATTCGAGAGTGGACGCGCAAAGTATAATGACTTTAGCGATATCGTCTTTGATAAAGACCTTGTTATAACTCCCGAGATGACAGTTATGATGCTGGAGTCTGAGGAACCAGAAGAGCTTATGTACTACCTTGCTAAGAATCCAGACATGTCTGCTGATATTGCCAAGATGTCATCGAGTAAGGCTGCCAGGGAGTTCGGTAAGATAGAGGTAAAGATTAAAGCGGAGAGAGAAGCTAAGGCAAAGGAAGAGAAAGAAAAGGAAGAGAAAGAAAAGGAAAAAGCCGAGGCTACTAAAAATGAATTGGCTAATAAAGATAAAAATAGAAAGGTAATTTCTAACGCTCCGGACCCGATTAATCCTCCGAGACAAACTGGTGTAGTTGAGAAAGACCCAGAGAATATGTCTATGGAAGAATACCGGGCTTGGAGGGAAAAGAATAAGAGGTAATTAAAAATGGCTTCAAGTAATACTCTGTTAACTCCTACAATTATCGCCAAGGAAGCTTTGATGCAGCTCCTGAACAATATGGCTATGTCCAGGAATGTGTATAAAGCTTATAAGAACGAATTTGTGAAAGTCGGTCAGACGATCACAGTTCGTAAACCTAATAAATTTAGGGCTGTAAAGGCTCAGGCAAGAAGTAATGTCAATGTGACTGAAGCGTCGACGTCTATTACGATGTCTACTCAGGCGCATGTTACATGGGCGTTTAGTTCTGCAGAATTAACTCAGACTATTGAGGATTACAGTAAGAGATATATCTCTCCCGCTGCTAATGCTCTGGCTAATCAGGTTGATGTTGACTTGTGTAGTCTGTATGTTGATGTCTGGAATTATGCAGGTTCGCCGGGGACCACGCCTGCAACCTTTAAAGTCCTTGGTGACTGCCAGGTTGTTCTGGATGACGAAGCTGCTCCGAATGATCGAAGAGTTGCGATTGTCAATCCTGATGCAGCATGGGGACTTGCAGATGGCTTGAAAGGTACGTTCTCGCAGAAGGTTGCAACTGATATTATTACTAAAGGCTATCTTGGTACGATTGCAAATCTGGATATTTACATGGACCAGAATATTGTGCGTCATACTACCGGAGCCTTTACTACCAGTGCAACCCCGTTGATCTCTGGCAATGTTGTAACTGATGCTACGACCTTCCCGACTGATGGATGGAATGGAAGTTCTAATACTGTTACAGCAGGAGATATTTTTACGGTCTCTTCTGTCTATGGTGTTAATCCTATGTCGGGAGCGAGTACTGGTAAGTTGAAGAGATGGCTTTGTGACACTGCTACGACTTCATCTGGTGGAGCAATGGCTACGTTGTCTATTGAGCCGACGCTGGTTTATTCATCTACTAATCCGGCAACTAACTGTTTCCGTACAGCGGGTGCAACGAACATCATGAAAGATAATGATGTTATGACCTTCGTAGGAACTGAATCTACTGCGTATCCACAGAACCTGGTTTTCCATCCTAATGCCTTCGCATTGGTTACAGTTCCTATGGAAATGCCCTCTAATGTTTGGGGCGCACGTCAGACCGATCCTGATGCAGGACTTTCCATCCGTGTCGTTAAGATGTATGACATTGGTGCTGATGAGGAAATCATCCGTCTGGATATTTTGTACGGAGTTAAAACACTTTATCCTGAGTTGGCATGCAGGTTGTGGGGTTGAGGTTAATGGTTAACGTAAGAGTGTAAATGTGCAGCTTCCACTATGTGTAACAGCATAGTGGGGGCTCACTAACGGACTAACGAGGTGAAAACATGGCTTATTTGGATAGAGTATTTGAAAACGCGAGTCAGTTGACAGTAATTCCTAATCCTGTGACATTTACTGGTGCTACAGTCTTTTCCAGTACTGTTGATCTTACAGGTGCAACTGTAACAGGTCTTACAGCAACTGCCTCTGCGGTGTCTCCAGATGCTGATGATGGCGCGGCTCTTGGTACTACTTCCTTGAAATGGAGTGATTTGTTCTTGGCAAGTGGTGGTGTTATTAACTTTGCTGCAGGTAATGTTACTATTACACATTCTACTGGAGCTCTTACAGTTGCAGGTGGAACTGTGCAGCTTGGTGAAAGTACTACAGGTGTAACTACAGCTGGTGGTACGAGTATGCTGTATGCTTATGGATATCATAAGACTAATGCTCTTACTGGAACCCTGAGAGCAGTTCGTGGAAATGCTGTTTGTCATGTTACCTCTGCGGCAGGTGCAGTATATGGTGGTTATTTCAGAGGTGCTAATGGTAAGGCTACTACTGATACTGATGGTGTAGCTCTTAATGAGGCAACGGGGACCTTCTCGTTGGTTGCTGGTGTTGGTAATGTTGGTGGAGCCGTAACGCTTGCTAAGGCTTATGGAGTTTGGGCACAGTTAGATATTGATGCAGCAAATCTTACTATTTCTGATGCAAGAGGTATTTATGCTCATGTTCAGTCAGGTAATGCTTCGGCAAATACTCTGACTGCTTGTAACCTTGCATATCTTGAGTATGAATCAGTTGTAGGAACAGCTCCGGCTATTAACTCTATGATTAAGATGGCTTGTGTTGGTGGTAATAGTGGTGTAACACAGCTAATTGATGCTTCGACAGTTACGCCAGTTGCTGTTAATACTAATGAAAACATTCTAATGAAATTCTTGGATACAACTGGTACGGTCAGATATCTTCTTTTTGATCCAGATTCTGCTACCTCGGTTAAGGTTGGTAATTCCGTTTAGTAAAATTAAAGGTTTTAGGGAGTGTACCTTAAACACTCCCGCTAATAAATTCTGGAAGGAGAAAAAGTATGTTGGTTTTAATGAATCAGATTTTTACAGACTTTATGGACAGTGAAATTAAGGATGAAAAAGGAACTCCGTTTACATTAAAGATTGCTTCTATAAATGCTCTTGTTGCAGCGTATGAAGACGAGAAGAATCTTTCTGGTGAAGAGAAGTTAAAACGCTTTGAACTGGCTATGACAATTAAGAATGGTGTTGATCCTCTTGAGATCACTGCCGAAGATGTTTCACTTATTAAGAAGCTTATCGCTAAAGCCTTTAGTACAATTATTGTTGGTCAGGCTTGGAAAATGTTAGAGGGAAAGTGATGGCTTCGAATAATACTCTTCTTGGTTCCGGAAAGGGGTCTAAGGATGGAAAGATTATGTATAGTAAGACTCATCCTAATGGTAGGTTTGTTACCGTTGAAGAGGAAATACAACGGATGCTTGCAAACGGTTGGTCAGAGAATCCTAAGGATTTTAAAGAGGAAGACAAATAATGACTGCACAACAGTTAATAGAAGCTGCGGCGGAGAATCTTGGATTGCTTGGAGATGATTTAGATGCAAGTGAACTGGAGAGAGGATTGTCTTCGCTGCAGTCTATGCTGCGAGCGTGGGCTGGAGAGAGACTGAATGTTTTCTATTCTACAAAGGAAAGCTTCAGTCTCGTCTCCGGAACGAGTTCATATACCTGGGGATCAGGTGGGACATTTGCAACTACGAGGCCGGATATTATACTTGGCGCATATATTTTAGATAGCGCAAATATATCGCATCCTGTGGATATAATTACTGAAGGACAGTATAGAAATATTGCTGCGAAGACTACATCTTCCAGGCCATATGCATTGTTCTTCTACCCGACTTATCCCCTTGCGTATATTTATCTATATCCTGTCCCTGATCAAGTTGAGACATTGTATATAGATAGTGTAAAGCCTTTTACAGAAACAAGTTCATTTGATGCACTTGCAAGTACACTTGCTTTTCCGCCGAGTTATGAGGAGGCCCTTATTTATAACCTTTCAGTTCGCCTTGCCCCGAAGTATGGCAAGACAACACCTCCGGAGGTAATTACTATCGCGGCTAACTCATATACTCGGCTTATTAATAGAAACGCTATGCAGCAGGTAGAACCTGTCGTGCTTGTCCTTCCATATTCTGCAGGTGGAGGAAGGTATAATATTAACTCTGATACGTATAGGTAACTGAGATGGAAATACCTTTCATTGGTGGGGC